AAGCAGTAATTAAGAAATATGAAAATGTTAAACCTATAGTATAATGTCAGATAATCAAATGGTTAAGATAGTCTTTGATTTTGATTTAGGCAATGTTCCTGCATCAGCTAAGAAGTTTTCTCAATACTTAAAAGATGTTAATGTTGATTTGAATTTTACAAAGGAAAGTGTAAAAAAATTAGGCGATAGTTTGGACCAGACTTCAAAAAAGTTTGGTGATTCTAGTAATTCAATTAAAAAATCAAATCAACAATGGACTAATTTTGCATTAATATTACAAGATTTGCCTTATGGATTTAGAGGTATTCAAAATAACTTACCTGCCGTAATTGGTGGAATAGCTGGTGCTGCTGGTCCAATATACTTATTAAGCTCTGCCGTAATTGCATTTTTTACTGCCGTAGATAATGGTATGATTAAATTTGGGAATACAACAAAATTAACTACAGATTTTTCAAAAGAAGCAGCAACTTCATACGCAAATGAAACTATACAATTAGAATCTTTATATAGAGTTGCTACTAACGCAAATGCTTCTATGAGTGATAGGGTATTTGCTGCACAAGAATTAAAAAAAGAGTATCCTGGTTTATTAGGTTTATATTCAGATGAGGATATACTTTTAGGAAATGCAGATGAAGCATATAAAAAACTTACAAATACAATTTGGAAATATGCTCAAGTAAAAGCTGCCGAAAAAGTATTAGAAGAAATTGCAATAAAACAAAATGACTTAACAGTAAGAAGAAATAAGGCATTAGTAGATCAAAAATCAAGAGAAATAAATGCTTATAAAGAGGTAAAGAGTTTAACTCTTGACCAAATGACTTTTACGCAAAGACTTGTAAAGACATTAAATGATTTGCCAAAAGGACCTTTAATGATGGCAAATGCCATTGCTGCTGTTGGTAAATCAAGTGAGGTTATTTATAATTTAGATGAAGAACAAAAAAATCTAAATGAACAAACTAAGGCATATAAAGATATTATAGATGCTAATGTAACAGGATTGGAAGATTTGGGCAAAGCTTCAAAACAAAAAGATAATTCAATAGAAGTTTTAAAAGCCAAGCAACAATATTATAAAGATGACCTTTTAATGTTTAATGGTTATGAACAAGATATATTAACAAAAGAAGAAGATTTAGCGGTAAAACAGGCTATAGTAGATAAGCAAAGTGGTGATTATATACAAAATATACATAAAATATATGCACAATTAAGAATAAATTCAGCTCAATCTACTGCAGATAAAATCTTAGCTATACAGCATAAATTAGGGGAAGAGGAAGGAAAGGAAAATGATAAGATTGCAGAAATGCAACAACAAGGAAGAGAGTTAATTGCTAAATCTATTTTAAGCATAAATAAAGATTTTGCAGACCAAGAAAAAAAAGATTACAAAGATAGAATTGACCAATTTTCTCAATATTATAATAATTTAATTGATTTTGCTACAGGAAATAGAAATGAACAAAAAGCTATTTATGAACAACAACTACTTGATTTAGATAATTTATTATATAATAATTTAATTACTTGGGAAGATTATTATAAATTACTAGGGGATTTAAGTAAAGCGTGGGCTAATAATAACAAAGCTATTATTAATGAAGCTTTTGCTAATTTACTAGAAATAGGGAATGGTATTATGTCTGCTTTAGGCGGATCATTAGATATGCTAATTAGTAAAGGTGCATCATTAGGAGAAGTATTAACTTCTGCATTTCAAGATTTATTAAAACAATTATTAAAAGTAACTATTGCAGCAGGTATTGCAGTTGCGTTAATAGCTATTCTTTTTCCAGGAAAATTAGCTCAAGCAGGTGGAGCAATGAAGTTATTTAGTGGTTTGTTTAGTCAAGGAATGGGATTAGGTAAAAATTTATTTGCTTCTCCTACTGCTAATGGAGGTGTATTTAGCGGACCTTCTTATAGATTAGTAGGTGAGTATCCTGGTGCTAAAAATAACCCTGAAGTAGTAGCTCCATTAGATAAATTGAAGTCTATGATTGGTGGAGGAGGAAGTGGGGAATTTGTTTTAAGAGGAAATGATTTAGTTTTAGCTTTGCAACGTTCTAATTCATCTTTAACACTTAGAAGATAATAATGGCATACGGACAAAAATATCAAATTACATACGCAACTAGAGCAGATAAAGATGTAGTGGTTAAGATATGGCAAGATAGCTATATAGGTGACATTATATCGCTTCAAGGGGTAGATGTAAACCTTCAGTACATCCCACAATCAGACGATCCGTTTGAGCCTATATTTGCCTCACAAATGGGTATTTCAGTAGACTTTACTGACAATACTGCCAACATGATAGATTTTACCAATATTAATGACAGATACCTATATGTAGAAATGTTTGTTAATGGGGTTATTGAGTGGGTTGGATTCGTAATAAACGATAATGTTTCTATATCATATTCTACTGGAAGAAAGATAGTTTCCTTTAATGCTACCGATGGACTTGGAATGCTAAAGGATATTAGATTTCCGATTAGCGATTATGCTTATTGGTTAGGTTGTAATGAAACACAGGCTTTAACTTATATGTTATGGTCATCATTTAAAGCTATAGGATTTCCGACCACAAGAAATTTTATAACAATGTGTTCTTATTTTGCAGCAGGAATGGATACTAGGGCAACTTATTCTTATGCTGATCCACTTAGGCAAACATATTTGCCATATAGAACATTTATTAATTCAGATGGAACATTTCAATATTGTTTAGATATTATAAGCGATATAGCAAGGTCTTTTGGATGTAGAATATTTCAAGCTAAAGGAAAATGGTGGGTAGTAGCAATAAATGAATTTGCTTCAACAAATGCTTATTATACCGAATATAATGCGATTGCTATGAGGGTTGACAATGGAGATGGAAATATTATAAACACATCAAGTACTATTCAACCATTTGTTGGTAATACATCCAATTTATATTTTATAAATAATAGCCAATTAAAACTATTAAAAAAAGGATACAACAAAGTTATTTCAGAAGGTAATGTTGAAATAGCATCTAACTATATTGCAAATGCTAATTTAAAAGAACTGACTAGCGGTGTTGCTAAGTTTTGGACTTTAGAAGTTGGACCTGATTCTACTATTACAGTTATACAAGATGTGGAAAGCGAATACAACACATTTGAACTTGTAAATGGCGTTACTCCTGCTACTACATATGCTAGAATACAAAGCGATTATATGCCTACTGTATCACAAGGCGATTGTGCTCAATTTTCAATGACAATACAAACTGCGGTAACTACTGCGGTAATTGGAACAATAGACATACAAATTACTAATGGGGTTTCAACTTATTATTTAAAAAGTGATTCCACTTGGCAATTTACTCCAACTTCTTATAGTGCTTATTCTACATTAAAGGGTGATGTAGCAGAACCATTTACTTTAACCATATCTACTGCACCATTCCCTATTGGTGGTCAATTAAGTTTTAAATACAGACTTGAAGAAGGAACAATAACTGCCTTAACAATAGGAAATTTTAAATTACAAATAAAATCAGATGTTGAAAAATATCGATATCAAGGATATATTATAAATACTAACCAATATCTTAAAAATATAGATATACCTTATGGGCATTATGGCGGTGGTGTATCTCCAATAGGAATTTTATTGTTAGGTAGCAATAGTTTGGCTACAAATTGGAAAAGATATGGCATAGATACAACTAATTATTTTGTTACATTGCAAGAATTATTAATTCAACAATACATAAACGTATTTGGTAAGAACATCATTAACGTAGATTGTAATTTGAGTAGCTTTTATACTAGCAATACTAACTATCCTTTATTGGATGGTTCTAAACTATTCTTTGCTACAGATGATGATCCTGCAAGTATTAATATAAGCGGTAATTCATATATGCTAGGAAACTGCACTATAACTTATCCAACTGACCAAACTCAAGCCACTTTGCTATATATATCAAATACTGATATAACTTGCACAAAAGAAACAAAATACTTTTATCAAACGACTAATTTTTAGATATGGCATCAGTAATTAATGGAACGAACATAGTCTTATACGAATACGATAGCAATGCTATCTATTACTTTAATGGAGGCACTGCACAAGGCACTTTTGATGGTGTTGCTTGTAAGCAAATGAGCAGAACCCAAGTAAGTGGAACGGCTACAGATTTTACTAAAACAGGAGCAGGAACTATTGTATCTTTTATTACTGATGCTAATGATCCAGGAGTAACAACCATTCCTACAGGAACATGGAGTTTTACGGCTTATGCTTCTATACTAACCTCTTTTACAGGAGCTAAGTTTAAATATGAGCTTTATAAGTATAACGGAACTACTTTGACTTTATTGTTTACTTCTAACGAAACAACTTTAACTTCTACGGCTACTACTTTATATACAACTACAATGGCAGTAACAAGTACTACCATATCAGCAACAGATAGATTGGCTATTAAAGTGATTTATACAGGCACTACAACCAATCAAATCACCTTTTGTACTCAAGGCTCCAACGTATCTAAAGTAACCTCTTCTATAGCCCTAGGAACTCCAATGGGGGCATCTACAAGTTGTTCTTTTGAGGCATCTACTGAACAAGTAGAAGTTACCTCACAATCTTCAGCTTGGTTTAAAGAATTTAAGAATGATGTACAAACATGGACTGTAAGTTGTGATGGTTTTATAGCAGTAACAGGTTATTCTTATTTAGCTTTAATGCAAAAGCAATTAAATAGAAGTAG